GTAATCCTGCAAGCTATGCAATCAGTAAGGTATAGCCCAATGTATGTCCCAGACTTGTCTGAAACTAGCATAGGTACTCACTAATCTTGTTAACTCAGGATTAGGTGAGTATTTGCCAATTCGAACCCGACTGAACTGAACTAGCATATATAGGGAAAGTACTGATTAACAAATATGGGGAAGTTGTTTATTGTTATGGATCATTTAAAAAAGGATGGACATGGACAACTTTGAGAAGTTTTGGGCAACATGGCCTAAGTCATTTAGAAAAGGCGGTAAGTCTGCTTGCTTGGTTAAGTGGAAGAAGTTTTACTGTGAAACCTGTGCAGACCAGATCATCAAGCACATAGAGTGGATGAAAACAACCGATGCTTGGAGAAAAGACGATGGTGCTTTCATTCCCGCACCTTTGGTCTATCTGAACCAACAAAGATGGGATGGGGCTGAGATTCCTGAAGGCTTCGGGATCAAAGTTGAAGCGCAAATTGATCCTGCCCTCGCCAAGATTGAGGCTGACAACAAAAAAGCCACCCCTATGCCTGAACACATCCGAGCAAGATTAGCAGAGTTACGCAAATGAAAGTGTTGCCAATAAACAACTTTGAAGTTGAGCCTTGGTTGCTTGAAAAACACTATGCCAAGCGTATGCCGCAAATAATGTTTGCGTTTGGGCTTTACAAAGATGACATTCTGGTTGGCGTAGTGACTTATGGGATTCCCGCATCACCACCACTTTGCATGGGAATCTGTGGGAAAGAATATTCAGACAAAGTTTTAGAGCTAAACCGAGTATGTTTGTTGGACAACCACAAAAACGAAGCATCATTCCTTGTTTCGAACTCAATTAAGTTATTGCCAAAACCAATGATTGTGGTTTCGTTTGCCGACACAAGCAAAGGTCATGTGGGTTACGTTTATCAAGCCACCAACTTCCTCTACACGGGTTTATCAGCTAACAGAATTGATTGGACAATCAAAGGTCAAGAGCATAAACACGCTAAGACTATTGGCGATGGCCTGACATTGGCAGAGATAAAAGAACTTCATGGCGATGACTTTTACTATGTCGAACGATCTAGGAAGCATCGTTACATCATTTTTCACGGGTCAAAGACTGACAAGAAAATCATGCGATCTAAGCTGAAATACGAAGTTATGCCCTATCCCAAGGGTGACTCACAGAGATACGACTCTGGAACAACTGTAAAAACACAACAACTTTTATTTGTATGAATTACTTTGAAGCAATGAGACTGTTAGACAGAGTAAAAGAGGGTGTTCCGATTCCTTTACGCCTCATTACTGAAGCGTTAATCCTAACTGGCGACTTAGATGATTAGGGTATGTACCAATGGTATACAGCAGAAAAAACATCTCTAATGAGTCTGACAGGGTGATCCTAGAGCAAGCAGAAGCCCGAGAGCTTTATAGGAACTGGGAAACATCAAAGAATCGTGACCTCATCAGGGCAAGACTTGAAAGAGCCGAAAGAATTTATGGCACTGGCGCAAGAGATCGCATAAGGGCTTTTATGCAACAAATGCAAAATGGGACACTTCTATGACAATGATGATTACTTTTAAAGTAGACGCTAACCCTGTTGGCAAACAAAGGGCTAGATACGTCAAGAGGGGAAACTTTGTGCAAACTTACACCCCTGAAAAGACAAGAACCTATGAAACCTTAATCAAGGATTCTGCAATCGAGGCAATGGGTGCTTCCGAACCACTAGAAACCCCTGTTAGCCTTTATCTTTACATTCGAGTGCCAATCCCTGCATCGGCAACCAAAAAGAGACTACAAGCTATTTCTGACGGCTCAGAGAAGCCAACAAAGAAGCCTGACGCAAGTAACATCCTAAAAAGCGTAGAAGATGGCATGAACGGGGTTGTCTACCATGACGATTCGCAGATCATAAACATCCACGTTACGAAGGTTTATTCAAGTCTGCCAGGCGTTGATATATGCGTTAAGGAGTGTTTGGAATGAGAAGCCCGTTTGAAATTACCGAATCTACTTGCATAAGCTTTTCTGGTGGCAGAACTTCCGCCTATATGCTTTACCGAGTGCTACAAGCTCACCAGATGAGCCTACCACCAGCAGCCAAGGTGATATTTGCTAATACTGGGAAAGAAGAAGAAGCTACCTTAAAGTTTGTCGATGAATGTTCTAAGCGTTGGAATGTTCCAATTTCTTGGCTGGAGTATGTAGAAGTTGATGGTGAACACTCTTTTAAACAGGTTGATTACCAAACTGCCAGCAGAAATGGTGAGCCTTTTGAGCAAATCATTAAACATTTTGACAATGCATTGCCAAATGGCAGGGCTAGATATTGTTCCGCAAACCTAAAAACTAGGACTTTTCACAGGTATTTAAGGTCTATTGGCTGGAAAGAATGGGAATCATTTATTGGGATTCGAGCTGATGAGCCTAAACGAGTAGTTAAATTTAGGGCAAATCCTAATCCAGAGGGTGGGCATGAGACTGTATTTTTGCCATTAGCACAAGACAATATTTCATCTAAAGATGTAAGCGACTTCTGGAAAGCCCAAGATTTTGATTTAGGCCTATCAAACATCAATGGCAAAACAATGCATGGAAATTGTGATCTATGCATGTTGAAGCCCAAAGCCCAGATTCTTAGCCTGATTCAAGAAAAGCCAGAGAGAGCTTTATGGTGGATAAAACAAGAGGAAGAAGCGTTCAAAAGATGCCCTGGTGATGGGAAATTCTTTGCCATTGACAGACCAACTTATGCACAAATGTACAAATATGCTGCAGAACAAACCGACATGTTTGACCAAAACGAGGAAGCAATTTCATGTTTTTGCGGAGATTAGGGTTTATCCCTATGGTATTACGCAATCAATTAGGTAAGATTTAATTTTTAACAGGAGTGAATCATGGAAAATACATGGGAATTTGACACAACTACAGGTGCGGGTAGCGAGATTGTTACTGTCGTTTATGAGTATGAAAACGATGGAGAGACAACCTATAACGAGTCCATCAAAGAGGTTTGGTTTGAGGGTCGCAATGTCATTGGGCTATTCTCTGACGAGCAATTCAAAGAATTAGACATTGAGGCAGCTATGCGGTTTCAGAATCACAAACTGAACTACAAAACCGAAGATGTATGAAAAAACGAACCAAACGTAAGGTTTGGGCATTGATTGACCCGATCACTCATGCGGTGGTCGGTGCTTCAATCACTCAAAGGGATAAGTTGGACAAACTCAGAATGATGGAATACTCAGCCCTAGAAGCAATGACCAAGGGACAAGGGACAATCCACGATTGGAGAACCCTTGTTGACGTTCTAAACCTATCCGAAACGATGGCTAGAAACAACATCGGAAAAGATGAAGTTATGCCCGTTTGCCAAAAAGCCCAAGAAGCCTTACATCAAGCATCCGAACGCTATCAAAACACAAGAAAAATGGGTTTATCGGGTGAAGGAATTCAAGCGGTAAGGGATTTAATCGAATATGCTGATTTGCAACAATCAAGCATTTCAAGGTCAGATTTTGAGAAATACATCCAAAAAACAAAAGACTACATCAGATCAAACGGCAACCTAGTGGTTGAAATAACATGAACGAACCAACCAAAGCAATCCAATACTTAATCGATACTGCACCTTTGTATGCAAAAGCCAAGGCCACCAGAATGTACTTAGAAGAATTCAGAAAATCACGCAAGGCTCAGCTCATGAGCCAGGCGGGAACTGAAGTGCTTGGAAAGCAAGAAACCTTCGCTTATGCCCACCATGAGTACATTGAGATTTTGGAAGGTATCAGGGAAGCTGTGGAAACCGAGGAAAAGTATCGCTGGCTTATGACAGCAGCGCAAGCCCGAATTGAGTGCTGGCGAACCGAGCAATATAGTGCTAGGCATGAAATTAAAAACACCCAATAATGCAAAGCAAAAACAAGGCTAAACCTACTTCTAGTGAGAGATTGCACATCGCTAGAATCAAGGCCATGTCGTGCATTATTTGTGACGCATCAGCACCTAGCGAATGTCACGAGATCAATCAAGGCCAATGGTTTACATCAATGCCATTGTGTGCAGATTGTCATCGGGGCAGCTTGAATGGAATTCATGGGCAGAAGCGTTTGTGGAACGTCTATAAAATGGATGAACTGTCAGCACTGAATGAAACGATACGCAAACTAAGCGAGGAAATACCCTTTAAAGCCACTAAAAGCCCCTTTTAAGCCGTTTTTTGGCATAGGTGCATAGTTGGGTAGCACAAAAGAAAAAACCCGCTTATTAGGCGGGTTCTGGGTTTAGCGTTTGCCTGAGAGTATTCTAAGGATTAGGGCAGCTATAGCGTAAATCAACTTGCTTGCAAAACTGGTTCATATTTCCAGTTTTCCCCGTTATGTTCATCTAAAAAAACCCACTCTATCAATTCTTCACTTTCATAATCAGGGTTTTCGTTGATTATCTTGTTTTGAGCTTCCTCTAAGGTTTCAG